AGCAATAGGTGGCAACTGAGTAATCAGTGTTTAAGAGGAAAGTAGGCTAATTAAAGCTACTAAAAGAACGAGTTGGAATAAACTCCCAAAACGAACTTAATCCTCGAGCTACAACATAAGTCCCTCTCCGACGTTTAGGAGAGCGAAAACTTAGCCTCGTTATATCAAACTTAGATATAACGTGTCCTCTCAAAAATTTCTTTTTGAGTTCACTGTAATAAAGTATATCCTCATTCGCAGGAAGCGTCTGAGGGTAACTCCATTTACAATAATAAAAGGACAAAGTTCCATGATCACCAATATGAATTGGTGAAAGAGGAACTTGGTAAATTTTCAAGAGGCGTTCTAGGTCTTTAAACCATCGAACGCCACTATCGTCAGGAAAGTTAGGAGGAACAAGCTTGATTCTGAGCTTGTGGCGCCTAAAAATAGCAAACACAACACGAAAGAAGTCCTTTTCGTACACATATGTAAGACGCCCGAAGTACGTTATGTACTTCATAATGACGTTATTAACAATTGTGTACAACCAAGGCTCAAGCGTGCTAAGTTTGTTATTGACTGGAGTGCGAAGATAAACACCCCTGACATCACAGCCACGGTAGTAGTCACCACCGCAGCTCTCTCTGAACCTGCCATCGGTGAAACTTTTTTCGGTATTAACCGAAAAGCCGATAAGCGAGGAAAGTCGAATAAAATCCGACGAGATGTTAGTTGGAAGAATACAATCATCACCGAAAACGGTGAATGATCCAGGATTAATAATCGTTCGAAGACCCAAATTGGCAATAAGCCTCTTAGGGAAACCGGGACGAATATTATCATGGCGTATTTGACCAATTGCAAACATCAAAGAGAGAAACACAACACTCTCAACAGGGAATGTTGTGGCGTTACCCATGGTAGCATAGACATGTAAAGGAAGCACATCACCGAGAATTTCGATGGTGGGCGACCGGAACATATCTAAATAGAAAAACCAATCCCGAGGGAAGATTTCTCGAACTAGCCATAGACTCACAGAATCGGAAGCAGAGCTATAATCAATGGTAGATAAACCACCGTCGATCGACGCTCTTCTAGCGAGTTTCTTATGAATCTCTGGTAAACGCGTGACATCATATCCAAAGTCGGCAAGACGATCATACATGACAGACATAAGACCCTGCTGAAAAAACATATTAACAGTAGGTTCAATGGCTATCATGCGACGTTTGTCTGACTGCTTGGGTACGGTTGTAGCTTTAGATCCTTCCTTAACTTCTGTCCATCCATCTAAGGATGGTATACCGCGTCGGTTACCGATAACGGCGCCTTTCAAAGAAAAATCATATTGAAAGTAACAGTTGCGAAGGAAGTCCAGACTGCGTTTCGTTCCAGTCAGGGGTAATTTCCACTTAGCCGTCAAGGATGTATCCGAATAGGATACACCTCGCGACACACCCGAAGAATGTTTACAGTTCAGTAAAAATTCATCGAGATGGAAATCACCAAGAATGAAGGAGACCCAACTACGCATTAGTGATAAAATATCGCTAACTGTATAGGTGAGTAACCCTTGCGTCAATACTACCTGGCTAAAGTCAGGTTGCTTGGTTCCGTGATTTATGCTCTCAAAGAGGGCAAAAGCAGTGAGTTCCAAAGTATCAACGTCATTCTTTTGACTGTCAAATTTCTTCAAGACACTTGAAGTTATTTGATTTTGAAAGAAACGAGTTGCGTCTGGATCAAGGATAGTATCAAAATTTATCCTTTGAAGATCATTTTTGATGGCAGAGGCTATAGAAGTTGCAATAGCGTCTGGATCAAAAGAGCAAGAACTTGCCATAGGGTATCTCCTGGAGGTAAGTTAGAACTGGTGAACAAAACACTCAGTGATAAGTAAAAGAGAGCTACCAAGATAATCTTGGTGACCCTGAGATACTTACGCCAGCGAGCCAGCTTGCCAGAAACCATCAAGGTCACTGTCAATCATAGCTTGAGCGATATGCTTACGCATATCGTTCACGTCTGAGGTTGCCGTGTCTTGGGCAAACTCAATGGTCGCTATGGCTTTATCCAGTACAACCACGCCAGAGGCGAGGGTGCGCGGAAAAGTCATATAGACCTGACGGCGAGCAAGAGTGAAACCCGAAGGATTCGTTGTCGAAGGCTTCGGGGGAGTGGCAGAAAAGGTGAAACGACGCATCGTCTTCAAAGGATCTGACGATACGTTGAGAATCACCTGGTTATTCTGACCATTGTTCAAGATACCGACAGTAAGTGCGGTACCACCAGTTGAGCTAACCGTGGCTCCAGTAGCCAAGGAAAGGTCCTTCAGTTGGTTGGCCATAAGGCCCTCCGATAGGTTAACGGCGCTCGTCTTTTATCTGAGTTTTTGCAGGATAAGAGCGAGAAGGTCCGTGGTGTGAGTTGCTGTACTAATGAGACCCCTGAAGTTAACGACAGGGACAGCATTAGACAGGCCAGGTACCCATGGTGTACGTTCGTACGTAAAGAGAATATCTTTACGAGTGTCGAACGATACATTATGGATGGACCATCCAGGCTGTTGATCATAAACGAGCGTCTGTTCAACTTGAACAGTACGTTTTGTAGTGATCGATGCGCCTATGATGGACACCGTTGGATCTGCGAGATTAACACAAGCTGAAACAGCTTTTGTTAAATCAAACAAACGATCTACCATAAACGAATAAGGCAAAATAGCCCAAAGCGTTACTGGTATATCCTTGAATCGCAGGCCGTACTTGAACTGAAAATCACTTGCAGGGTTAGAAACCTGGTAAGTGATAGCAGCTCGAGCCTCGAAGTGGTACTGTTTCCGCGAGATACGACGTTTATACGTATCAAGTGGTTCAGTAGCCCCGGCTTGTTCATCGTTCGTACCAGTTCCACGGGATGTTTTACGTCCCGTTTGAACGAACTGGCGACGATCGTTGAACGCATCGGTCAATTGCATTACACTCCTTACCAAAGGTGAGAAGGCGAAGCGATAAGTGAGCCATACATCGGCAGTAGCAACAGCTACATGACCGAATTTACGACCCATCTTAAGACGACGCCTTGCTGCGGATAACTTACGAGGACTCAATAAATAGAGTCTTGCAAGTGCATCAACAGCAGAGTGAAAACGCTTTGACAAATCGAGAAGTGACTGAAGCGGAGAACGGAGAAACGATAAAGTTTCTCTAATCTCTGCAACATCCTCGGCGAAGCTATAAGGTGTTCTATCAATGCTGGAAAGCGCTGATAGCTGAGCAGTCTGTATAACCGAAGACTCGCTGAATTTCGGCGAATGAGTCGGTGAAACAGGTGCCATGCCTCCCCAATGTGATTGGATGGCCCACTCATAGAGTGAACCATTGCCATTGACTTGGTAGTACAGATTACCTGTACCACCACGACGATAGTAAGAGCCACCACCGGAATGCGTCATAGATGACGCAGTCATAAGACAATAGTTATTAATGAACTCACCTGCTTTTTTTCTCGCATAGAACTTAGGAGAAACAGTGTCCGTAATAGTATTGACCGATTTAGAGAGGCCAGTGGTTTTAGGGGACCCGTATGACGGGGAACCCGAATTACCTTCTGACCACCACTTCTCGGTCATTACACCGGAACTGTCCTCAAGAACTTGCGAGCGCACGCGAGACATAAAATAACCTCTTATGTAGCTAACGGTGTAACTGAAGAACTCACCGACAGGATTGTCAGTGAACCCTGGAGGGCGGAGAAGTCCGCTCT